CGCCCCAGATTTAGTGGGACGGTAATTAGTCTTGTTTCTTTTTATCGGCGTATCTTTGCTCAAGAAAAACTCCTACGCGTGGTAGAACATCATAAGATCAAATTGCGGAACAACAAATGTAACAAAGCAACCGTCTTTAAACAGTACACCCTCATCCGGCATAAACGGGTCGTCAGAGGCGTTGTCAGTCCCAATAGAGCGAAACTGAATTAGTTCTGTGCCTGTAACACCGCCGTTTCGTAGGTTGGCTTTTCCAGCGGTCCCGCCAGAATAAAAAGAAAACCCTTGCAAACGAGTGCGTCCCGCGAAGATTACGCCTGCCGCATTAGCATTAATACCTGCGGTTACGTTGCCAGCGGGGTCACCAACTGCGGTTATGCTTGTAATTGTTTTAAAATATCCGGCGCTAGTTGCGGTTCCATCGTCGGCACCGGTAAGGTTTTCAGTAAGGGCAGCGCCGTTTACATCAGTCCCTACTATGTTAAACGAAATACCGTCATCGTCGCCTGCGGACAAAATTGTGACTTGTCTTGCAGAAGCGTTTGTAACGCTACCGCCAGAAGCCAATGCCCCGTTAATTGTTAATGCGGCGTTATTACCAACGGCTGCTATCGTTGAAATTCCATTAGGGTCGGCAGCCACCTCATCGCTGATGATGACTGGGGTTACGTCTGATCCTGCCATTTCGGCCTCCTATAAATGAAGGCGGGGCGTGAACCCCGCCAAATTAAACATTAGCCGTTATCAAAATCTACATTCATGCCAGTGATGCGAATCCAGATTTTACCTGCTGTGTACGCTGCATTTGTAGCAGCACCTTGAACAAGATAGATAAACTTTTTAGACAAAGCCGCCATAGTAGCAGCCGAATCAACAGCGTTGTAGTAACCTAAAGTAAGGTCGCCGTTGTTCATCATCTGAGTTCCGCTGGCTACAGCCGCACCAGACGCGGTTGTTCCCGTAGCTGAAATGTCTACGTTAATATCTGGATCACCGCCTGTAGGGACTTCTACACAACCAAATTCTAACAAGATTGGAATACCGTTTACTTCTTTCGTGAGTTCCGCAATGTACGCATTAGCAGAAGTTCCGACACCAATGATACGATCTCCTGTAGCTGATCCAACAAACCCGCCTTGAAGGTCAATAAGAATAGTTGTCGTGATTGTGCCGCCAACCTTGCTAACAAAAGTGTTAATAGAAGCATCAGCAATACCAGAGCCGTTCGCGTTTGGCACGATACCAAAAATAGTAGCACCTGTGTCTAGGCTGGCGTTATTTGCACCTGCGGCTGTGCCTGAGCTTGTGTCAACGACATTGTTGCCGGTGGTGGCAATCGTCTGTAACGCAAATTGGGAAGGTGTAATTGCACCAGTAGTTACGTTTTTGGTGACTTGCTGGAAGCCGCCTTCGGAACGCACTGGTCCTGAGAAAGTTGTGTTAGCCATGTGATTCTCCTGTCGTGGCAAATGTCAGTCGCACCATGCGGCTGTCAGGGATAGGAGAACAATACAAGATTACTGAACAAAAAGAAAGAGGCGACTTTCGCCGCCCCTTCCTCGTAACAATAGTGTCGCGTTTATGCAGCGCCGGGAGTTCCAAATACGGAACGCCAGTCACTTACGCCAAAGGAATAACGCTCACGCGCCTTGAACCGCATGTTACCTGTATCAAAATCGCCTTCCATGGCGGTCTTAATTGGTGAACGGTTGAAGAGCTTGAAGCCGTTAGGGGCGTCAGTTTTAATGAAGTAGGCGTCACTGTCTGTCAGGAAGTGATTTACAGCAGCACCTTCAGGCAACATGCCCATATTCTTCATTGCGTTTGCATCGTTGTCCGCTGTTCCAGAACGCAGGTTAGAGTTTAAAACCCGCTCTGCAATAAATTGCAGTTCTTTTGGAATAACCAGCTTCATGCCGCGAACCGCAATCTTTAGACCACGCTCGTCAGTCAAGCCAGCAATATCAATTAACATCTGCTCAAGAGATGTTTCGTTGAGGTCTGCCGGAGTAGCTAGTAGGTTTGTCTGATTGCCAGACAACGAAGGGTGAGCAGCAGAGCAAAGCGCTGCGCCGTCACCAATAGCACTTACACCTGTCGCGAACGCGTTGTTCAAGATAGCTGCACCTTTGATCTGCTTTGTCTGCGCCATTGAGCGAGCCAGAGCTTTGGTGTAACGAGACGCCAAACGATCATACAGGTTATCTTCAATAGCTTCCTCTGTAATAGAGAATGCTAATGCGATGGTTTCGTGAGTATAACGCGCTGTGTAAGTTTCCTGTGCGTCGTCAAAAGTGATGGCAGAGCCTTCACCCTTAATCGGTGCAGTTGAGAAACCTCCGAGCATTACTTCTTCCTCAAAAGCTCGGTCTGAGCTTTCTTCGTCAAAAATATCGGCATGCTCGTTTTCATAACGGTCATATTCCAAGCCAAACAGTGCGTTAAGGCCCGGTTCTAGCTCTTTAGCTAGTTGTGCGCGAGAAATAGCCATTGTCTATACCCTTCCTTATACGCCGGTCGTAGAAACAGTACCCGCAGCAATGGAGCCAGTAGGCGCATTGAAGTGGTTGTTTATACGAACGATTAATGGGATGCCAGCAGCAGTGAAGTCGGAATTAGCAATATCATTTTGGACACCCATAATTCTTAACGCCAATGTGTTGGTAGCTGCGATTGTATTCAAATCCGCTGTTGCAGAAGACAAGCCAGTGGTAGTTGAACCGCTGTTACCTGTTGCAAACGCAATGTTTGCAAAAACCGCTGCGCGGATTTCTGTTTCAGTATTGGCCGCAGCTACTACGTTAGACGTAGCAATCTGGAACAATTGATTTGGATCGTCATACAAAAACGCTTTGACGGGGAACGCAGTGTCCGCGCCAGAGCCGGGCCAGAAATTCGAAAATACTGGTTTACCTGTTGAGTCCGAAATGTATTCACAACCGCCAAACACACCCGCAATACTAACGTTACCACCAGCCGCAGCTTGTAGATCGTCAATAACACCACCAGCTAACGGGATAACCGCCATGCCGTGGAAGATTGGGTTTGTGTTGCCAGCCGCAATACGGTATTCGGTCATACCCCCAGACGAGACAGTGCTGCCTTGCCGGGAGATGGGTCGAAGGCCATAAGATACGTCTGTATTAGCCATTTGTCTTTCTCCTTAGTGGGAAGGTAGTCCTAATTCTTCTTGGGACCACCAAAAGTTACACGAGATTGACGGTCAGGGTTACTGATCGTCATCGTTGAATGCGCGTTCTCCCGCATCATATCCGAGTCCACTGCCTGCATCTGGTCTGTATTGCGTTGTGCAAAATAGGCCGTCCGTTCAGCAATAGTTTCATCGGGAATGCGAGCGAGCATTAATCCACCCACTCCAAACACACCTTCATATTTACCTGATTCAACTACCGGGGATTCAAAGTCAGGGTATTCATCCTCACGGACAAGTTCCCAACCTTCACGCATTTTAGCGCTGATGTTTTTACGATCATCAAACCCACGCGTTTCGGCGCGTATCCAACGATGCTTAAAACCATCCGGTGCAGGCGGTGCGTCCAACATGGACGGGGGAGCCCAAGGCTTACGAGAAACCTTTTTCTCCCGGGTTTCATTAGCGCGAGAGGTTCGATTGATAGCAGAACTACCTGTTTGATTGTTTTGATTTGTCATTCGATTAACCTTTCACATATTTCGCATATTCTTCAAGCGGCACACCCAGTTTTTTCGCAATTGCGACTTGGCTCGGAGTGAGTCGAACCTTTCTCCCACTATTGCGCCCAGATGGAGTTCTTGAAGCACTAACAACCGTCTGAGCGGGCCGTTTGTTCGAACTGTTTGCACCGGTATTAAACTTATCAGCAATCCGGTGGTCTAGTTCACTATAGTAGTCTTCGCTCTGCGGGTCAAACCCTTCGTCTTCAACAAGCTTTTTATGTATCCCAAACGCGGCATATGTCATGGCCTCGTCTTGGCCAAACCAGCTATTGCGCAAAGCCCAGCGCTCTGCTTTTTGGTCAGGTCGGCGGGGTTGTTGGGCAGGCATAGGCTGTTGCGCTTGGTGTTGCGCAGCCGCCTCCTGCTGTTGACGGGCACGGTCTTGTTGCGTCTTAGCTTGGTTAGCCCTGTCCTGCTGTATTGCCAAAGAAGTCATGTTTCGTTGGGCTTCAACGGTAGCTTGACTGTCGCCCATCTCAATTGCGCGGGCTAGGTTAGCTTCGACCTGAGACATCTGTGTGTTAACGCGGTTGGTGTATTCGTTAACATAGTTTGTATCAAGATTAGCCATGCGGGTTTTAAGTCCTTGGGACTCGTTTTGAACCTGCTTTGCGTAATTAACCGCTTCTTGCTCGCGGCGTTCTGCCTCACGCATTTTCTTCGTAAGACGGTCAATACGCTTCTGCGTATTCGTTTCCGCTTTCTGGAACTGGTCGTCCCCGGAGTCAAAGTCGTCCGAAACTTTCGTCTCTTCCACCTCTACATCCGTCTCTTGTGCATTACCGAGTTCTAACTCGATTTGGTTGTCATCTTCAGCCATTTTTAACTCCTAGAAATGAAGAATATCTTCGGGGGATGCGATTTTTGCGAGAACCTCGTCGTCGTTGAGTATTCTAACTTCACCGCCATCAATGCGGAAACGTGATCCAGCGTACCGAGCAAACATTACCCAATCGCCTTTTACACACCAAGAACCTTCCGGAAACTTTGTAGCGTCCTTATAAGCTAACTCGCCCACTTTAAGGACGTAGCCAACTTGCGTGGACACTGCATTCTCTTCGACAATCTTGTCAGGAAGGTAAATTCCGCTCTCCGTCTTGCCCTTACCGCGGTAAGGTAAAATTAGAAGTCTCCATCCAGTAGGAGAAGGCATTCTATCTAGGAGGCTTTCCCCAATTGACTCGGGGTCTAATACTAGCTCAGACTTTTCTTTGTAAGCTTGAGCTATACTTTCAGTGGCTGCTTTAGCCGCTTTTAAGTCGATCTTTTGCGTTTCAGTCATTTGAACGCTCCTGTTTTTCTAGCAGGTCTTTTAGTTCCTGTTCCACATGATTTAGGCATTCCATATTGCCCATAAGCTCACGATATTGCTCCATAGATTTGACATTTCCGTACATCATCAAATCAACTACCCCCTGACGCCTCTCTCTTAATATTCGAAAGACGGCTTCAGCGGTATGTATTTCGTCCATTAATACCTCGCATAATATCTAAGAATTTACGATATTATCTTAGCACGGTTTATATAAGATATGCTAGGACAAAGTATAAAGATATGCGAGTAAGTTAAACCATAAGCTCGAAATGCGGCCCATCTATGAATGGTCTACGACCTTGTGTCCGGCGCTCATCAATATAACTGGTCATGGCATCTTCCATAGTTCCACCGTGAAACTGGGCTATATTGGAAATTGTCCATGCCGCTCCCCACCGAATAGGAACGTCTACTTCCCTAGCAGCTTCCGCCATCGCATCGGCTATGTCGTCATACAGATTGAGTTCCCACGAAGCTCTTGATCCAATATACGCCATTAGGTCAACGGCATATCCCTGAAGGTGCTTAGACTTCATTGTCTGGCTTGCGCCCTTGGCTACAAGGTCTTGCTGCTCTTCCAGCGTTCGCATTCCGCATATAACGCCAAAGTCGATCTTTGTTTTGTGAATGGCCGATTTAACAACCGCAACAAGACGAGGGTCTAAACCCTCTAGCTTGGCTTCGCTTCTCGCGCTTAATTTAAAAGTCATTTCTCTATCCTTACGTTTAGACAAGCAACAGCAATTCCATTGTGTGTTACCATGATTTCTGCGTGTTCTCTATTCTTTTCGCATTCAACATTACTTTCGTACACCGCTAGTTGGAAATACTCTACTGGTTGCCCTGATATTAACTGCATCCAGATCAGCACCCACACTACTTCGTTAACCCTTTGGTCTTTTCATATGAACGTAAACCTCCAATTCCAAGCATGCCTAGAAGCACTGTCATAAGGCTACCCATGTCAAACTCAGGAAGTGGTGGTATTTCTGCACCAGAAAGGGTCACTACAAATATAATTAGTGGGCAAAGGATGAAGTGGTACAGTAGTGCAAATCCACAAATCCACCCTACGAAGGGTCGCCAACCGCCCTTGAACAAGCTGCCAGACGCCGCCTCCGCCTTGTTGATCTCCAACTGAGCTAACAGGGCTTGCTGGGCGTGGGTGTCGCTCATTGTAGCTATTTCGTGGGCCAGCTTGGCCTTCATGTCAGAGTCCGGGATTACTTTATCAAGGATGCCGCTAACGGGGCCGATTAAACTTGCAATTAAGCTCATCTTTTAGCCGGTTTCTTTTTTAGGACCTTCTTTAAGGTCCGCGCCTGACCAGCATGCAACTTGGATGCTTTCTTCAAGCCTTTTATAACTTTCTTAATTGTTTTGTCTGACATTACCTATCTCCTTGTTCTTTTTCGTAGCTTATGGATGTCTTGTTTGCCTTTGCTGACATCATGTTGAACCCCATAAATGAGGCTACCACGGCTGATGCACTTAGCACATATACGGAGGCCACTTCAGTAATTAGTGTAGCGGCCTTATCAAAGCCTAACACAGACGCGAGCAAAATAATAAACGGATAGATCAGCATACCAATACAGCACCAGACAACTAGCATTCGCTCTGTATTGCGTTTGAGGTCTTGGTCAGCTATTTCCAGACGTTTGTCCTGAAGTGCCAAAATATTCCATTCATCTACACAGATTGAGCCATTGGAATCTAGGTCTGCCTTTTCAAACTCTGTCATGCTGGGCTCTCCAAAGTTTTGCGAAGCCAATCGCAATGTTTTTGTCACGGGTTATTATGACGATTTTACCTAACTTGTCCAGAATAAGCCACTTTCTTCCACTTTCTAAAAGAAACACTTACCACTTTCCTTGACTTTTTCCAATAAAGTAAATCGCCAACGCTAAGAGTGCCCCGCCTATAATTGTAGCGATAAGACCTACGCCCCAGTTAATACAGTTATCTATAAATTCTTGTTTCTGATATACAAGCTCACGTTGCGCCTTGCGCTGTTGCGCTTCAATCCTAACAATTTCTTTCCAAGCCGTAGGCCCATAGGTCCAAGAAATATGGGCTCTTAGCTCTTCACGCATCTCAGCCATCTTCTGCTTCTTAGTCCAGATGTCCAATGCTGAAGCCTGTGTGTCAGAAAACATCTTATACATCGGTGGCTTCTTGGCTTGCTCGTCAAGAAAGTCCATGTCAGAAACAGCCTTGCTCCAAGTGGAGAGAGTGCTTCCCATTGATGTGATGTCTTTTCCGACGGAAATAGCTTTTTTGAGCCCGGAAAATGCCATGCTGGCCGCAGAAAACGCCGTTATTGGATCAATCATGCCTCATGCCCCCATATTAACGAGGGCATTATAGCACATAATTAACTTTTAAAAAAGTTAGAAAGCCTGTTAGCTGGAATAACCCAGATAACTTGTGCCGCGGATCGCTGCACCCGCACCGCGGACAGTCATCTTGTGAGGCTTCTTAGTGTTAGTATCAACACCGTAGGTCGCAATGCCGCCAGCAACAGGTGCCGGAGCAGATGATCCATATGGGATACGTCCTTGGCCCTTAATGTCTGCATAGCCTACAGCCGCGGCTGGATTGCTAGGCTTAGAGCCGTTTACTTTTACTTTAGCCATTATCTTTGTCCTTTTTTCTTTAAAGATTTTCGTAGTGCTGACGCACCTTTTGACGCAGCAATAAGAGAACCTTTTCCGCCGCCTAAGATCCTTGCTCCTACGTTAGAGCCTATTAGACTAATAGCGTATTCATCCATTGTGGGTATTTTTAAAGTATCTTTAGCCATTATCTTGGTCCTTCTTTCGATTGGAGTTTCATGCGCTTATTGCGGAGCAGTTGACGACCTGCGCCCTGTAAACTTTTGGCCGCGGCCCTAACGCCCCCAGTTCCGATCTTACCAAAACCATCGCCGCCGTCACTCTTTAAGGTTTCTTTAGCATATTCGTTGGTTGTTACATAGGTTGATTCTGTTCTCATCGTCTTAATCCCGCAATACCACCATTGCTATATGGTACAATAGGGTTACCAAAGTCATCCGTGGGAATGTTGTTGCCCTGATTAAATCCACCAAAGACAGGCGCATTTCCGTAGGTTCTTCCGCCTTGAGCCCCCGTTGGAAGTTGTGGGAAGGGGTTAACCGGCGCTGGGCCCCCAAAGACCGGAGGTGGAGCCGGGTCAAAGAACGGGTTATCGGGTCGAGGTAGCGGTACTGGAGGGTTAATGCCAACCGGAGGGCTAGGCTGAAATGGATTGGGTGGAGGGTTAATGCTAACGGGAGGGTCCGCCTGAAATGGATTGGGTGGAGGGTTAATGCCAAATGATGGCACCTGATCCGGGCTATCCGGAGGGCTAGGATTCAAAAACGGGTTATCGGGTTTAGGTAGTGCCGGACCACCCGTCACTATTCCGCCCGTCCCTTCGGTTATATCCCAACCCGAATAAAGACCGCCCCGTCCGTCATTCTTTTCTTGATAAGTATACGTTGTGTCAAGCTGCGGGTCATAATGCGTGTCGCCTACATTAGCGGGCGCACCAAAATCAAATCCCTCGCGGGAGGGACTACCCTTGTACTGGGTCTCGTCATAACCGTAGTCATACTGGCTTTCAGGCATTCCGCCGCCCACCACCATATCATTACTGTAGGTGGCCGCTGTCGTCCCTTCGGGGGGACGATAATCTTGGGGGGGACGAGCATCTTCCGCCGGAGGAGCAGGCGGCGGAGAGGCGTTTGGGGAAGGAGTTGAAAAGTCGCGCGCTTCCCTTTTTTGTTCAACTGGCGCGTAACTTTGTCGAGCTACTCCACCTTCCGCCATTCTAACGGGAGAAGGACCGTAAGCGTAATTTACGTTCTTATCAATCATTACTGTTGCCCCTGCTGTTTTAGAAGCTCACGCTCCATAGCCGCGTCGATACGAGCCTTGGTTTGATCCGCTTGTGCGCCCAACCGTTGCGAGAATTGCTGTCCGCGCATCTGCTGACCCCTAGAGTCAAGCTCCAGCTTGGCTTGGTCAATCTGGTTGTCTGCCTGATCCGCCTGCGCCTTCTGTTGCATTTCTGCCTCTTTAAGTTGTACCAGAGGGTCCGGAGCCCCGGCACCCGACATCTCCGCAGACATATCTTTCACTTGCTGCAAGCCTTCCGCAACAAACTGAGCAGTCAACTGTTCGATCTCCAACATCCCCGAAGCATCCGCAGGATCGCCGCCATTCTCATTTACCTGCTGTAGGTAAACAACCGCCGCCTGTTCTCTAGCCGCTTGCTGAACGTGCTGCATAATGTGCTTCTGAATAGCAACCGCCACCGGAGGCATGCCGCCGACAATAGGACTTGTGCCAAAAATCAAATGCGCTTGAATATGAGACTGGTGGTTCTGACCCTCAAAGGCCAACAACGGCAACATGTCCAAAGAATTGATATTCTCTTGTGCCGGATCAAGCGGTTTAGGCTCTTCTATCGGTACAGATTTCATCAAACGATCCACATCCGTAACGCCCAGCGCTTCATACATATCACGAAAAGCCTCGTGCATATTATGTATTTCAGGTGCCTTAGTCGCTAACTCTAACTTAGTTTGCGCAAGCGTGATCCGTTGTGCCTGACTAAAGGCGTTAGGATTACTAACCGGTATAACGTCAATCTTGTCATCAAAATCTTCCGCCATAATAGTTTCGTCAGCGCCCGCAACAGAGTACGGATACTCCTGCGGTAAACTCTCAGACATAACACGAGCAAGTATCTTGAACTCCAACCGCATCGCATAGTGCAAGCGCTTATGTACAGCACTCATGACCCGCGAGCCCTGTTCCATCATTGCCATTGTAGTTCCGACAGGCGCGTTCTGATTACCGTCGCCAACCTTCAAGTTGGTGATAGTAGCAAACCGCTGGCCCGCTTCGACAACAAAGCCAAGCAACTGAAACAACGTCTGGTCGGGACCCTTAAAAGGTAGCGGCATAAGACTATCACGAATAGCCCCACCCGGAGCATCCACATCTCGGAACTCTCCGGGCTGCAACGGTTCATCGTCGTCCCTGATACGAAGTCCGCGGGCCTTGAAACCCGCTGGGAGGTTGGACAATGTACCGGCGTCGATCAACTGACGCAGTGCCGCCGTGGCGGTTCTTGACAAACCGCCAATCGTATGGATGAGCCCTAAACCATAAAAACCAAAACCCGGTAAAAACTTATAGTGCGTGAAATACTGGATTTTCTTTTTCTTGGAGTCATCCTCTTTGTAATTCCTGCGGATACACAAGATTTCCCCGTTATCCATGGAAAGAGTTACAATATAAGGTATTTTAATTCCTGTTGGCTCGTCGTCACTGTCAACCTCCTCGTAACCCTCAAGGTCTAAGTCAACGTGACATTCCAAAATAGTGCAATCATAGTCAATCTGACTAGGTTCCATGCCGTCAATGCGGTTGATTTCGCTACCAACACCCGTGATTTCACGCTGTGCAGGGATAACATCCACATCTAAATACATCCCCATTACCTGACGCTTGCGCAAATCGTTCAGCGACATGCGAACAACCTGAGTGACGTTAGGGCAAGTCTCAAGGTCCGTGGTCTCATACGGAACAACCAAGTTCTCCGCAGGCACAAACTTGGAAACAGCACGATCTAACGTCTCGTCAAAGTAAGTTTTCTTAAAAGTAGACCCCGCCAGCGGTAAATAGAACAACATCTGATCCATATCGGGCGTGTAATCTTCCATCACATTAGTGATGTAGTAATTCATAAACTGACGGACGCGCTGACCCTGTGCCGCCTTGGCCCGCGTTTCCTTGCCCAGCACTACAGTGCGGACGGGACCCGATGACGGTAGAAGCTCGTTAAACGCCTGTGCTTGGAATTGGGTGGCTGCTTCAGCTAATAACGGGTGAGTAACCCCTGTGGCTCCCCTGAAGGGCTGTGTGCGCTCTTCGTAGTTAAAGCCCAGCAAATCTAAACCGTTTGCATACGCATCTTCCCACTCTTGCCGACTGGCCTTGTTCGCGTCGTACTCAGCCAACATCTCGCTGGAAATGCGTGACAACTCGCGGTCCGGCATCTCTTCGGCAAGGTTAGCGTCAAACTCTAAGCTATCGCCGCGCTGGTCCTGTGGGTCAAAGTCAATCTCTACGCCGCCGTCTTCCGTAGGAGTAATGCCAATTTCGCCAACATCATCAGCTTCAATCATAGCTATGACGTTGTTTTGGGAATCAGGAAGTTCGATCTCTAACTCAGCCGATAAATCTTCGTCTGTGAACTGGGAAGGGACCCCAGTATCCATTAAACTACCCGAGTACCCATTTTTCTCTTTGGCCATTCATCTCTCCTATGCGATGTAGTCTAAGTATTACTCATACCCTTCATACCCATCGCGTTTCGTATCATAAAAACCCTCTTCGTCACGAGGGTAAAAAAGGTCAGGACCCTTAGAGGGCGACTTAAAGTTAGCCGGGGCACGAGGCTGGTCTTCGGCAACCGCCCCCTGCTCGTCCTCCGTGCGCCCTAATATCTCCTTTAACTGTTTAAATATTGCCCCGTCAACTAATCTCGTAATTTCCTGCGCCGTAGCGTCAATGCCCGCTTTCTGGAATATCTGGCGACCAATAGCGTTGTTCCGCGTGTCCATAGCCACGTCGCCTTTGGTAGAACCCCCAATCGTATAGTCCATAAACTCACCAATACCACCC